ATAAAGTTTTCAACATCCTTAGATGCGGTTTTACTTTCTAATTGGCTTGCAAAATAGCGTTTTGCTTCAGCTTCAGCTAGTTGCTTGTTACCACCAAAAGCGTCAATCAAAGCACCAAAATTCTCTCTTGATGAAAATACTTTGCCAGGGATGTCTTGAGCAGATACTGTTGCAAAGTTAGTGCCTGTACCTGGCAATTGCTCACCTGTGAGGGCTTTTCCAACCTTAGATTGAAATACTCGCAAAGGTTCAGAATCTCTACGATATTGGTTTAAAAACTTCTCAATACCAGGAGAGAACTCTTTTTGGATAGCTTCTATGCTATCAGCTAAACGACCTGCCATTTGCTGACCAATAGCGTCATAACCTTCTGCTGGAACGCCAAAAGAGCGATCTCTCAAAAACCGTCTGGCATCCTCTAAACCCTCAAAACTGGCTGGCGCTCTGGAAATTACTGTGCCATCAACATCGACAATAGTGCGGTCTAAGATGTTGCGGATTTTTCTAAGTTGATTCTCAATTTCCCCCACAGGCGCATTAGACAAGCCCGTTACAGGGTTTTTAATCATGGTATCAATCTGTTTTAAAGCATTGTCATAGGCTTTAGTTTGAGCAATAGTTTGACCAGCAGCTTCTTTTTTAAAGGCATCGCCAAAAGCAGCTTGTTTGTTAATTTTGGCGTTAGCATCTCTAGTAGCTTTTAGTTTGTCTAAAACCTTATTTGCACTGTCTTTAATGCGTGTGCCAATATCTTGCGTAGTTTGTGAAATTGGTTTAAAACGACCAGCTTCTTCACCAGTGGTAACTCCTGGTAATTGTCCTAGAGCAGATTCACCTTGCCTACCCGCTTTTTCTTCAGCTTTGCCAGCAATAGCAGCACGCTGTTCAGCAGCGGTCATTTCTTCGCCAGTTTTCTTAGCAATTTGACCAGCCTTTGTTTCACCAGACAAACGCAAATCTTCAGCTAATTGCTTGGCAGTTTTGCCTAAAGCTAGTTTTTCAGCAAAAGTTTTTCCTGCGCCATACAAGGCTTTAGCACCTTTATAAGCTGGAACAGCCACAGTAGCAACATCCAAACCAATACCAAGCGGTTCGCCAAATTCTTGACCTTTGCGGTATTGCTTTGCTGCTGGGGTGTTTTGCAAAGGAGATGGTCCTCCTGGCATACCTGTAGCCGTATTTAAAACACCAGAAATAAAGCCTTGTTCACGCTTGGGAAGATTGGCAGGATACACACCAAATGCTGCACCGCCTTCACTCTCTACGGGTTTTATAGAGGTTTGTGCAGGTGGTGGAGGTAAATCTGATACCCCTGTTGGCGCTGGCAAGTCATCAATAGGCATGATTAACCTTAGTCAAAAGTAAAACCCTGGGATGATAAAAAATTCTTAGCAGCATCCTCAGTCATATTATGTTTATTAGCGTAATCAGAAAGCTCTGCACTGGATACTTTTCTTGGTTTGCTTGTCTGGGTAGCAGGTGCTTTGCTGGTATAAGGTTCATAAGGATGCTCGGCAGCCCGTTGATTGATTTCAGCTACAGTCAAGCCTTGATCCTGCAAATTGTTATATAGCGATCTTCTTCTGCTTTCTAACAATGCTCTGTAGGTTTCAGGTTTGTAGTTTGTAGGATCAAGTACTGGTCCAACCATCTTCATATCTTGCACTGTTAAACGCTGACCACCTTTAGCAGCACGCTCAATTGCGTATGTTTCAAGCAAAGCATCTTTTAAGAACAAAGTAGTCTTATCTGTGCCAGTAAGGGTTTCGTTAACGGCTGTTTCAAAGTCTTTTTTGCTATTAGCTGTAGAACTTAACTTTTCAAAGAATGGTGTTAACTTAGCCTTTAATCCGATCTGTACTTCTGGGTCATCTAATTGACGCTCTAAATTGTTAATAGAACGCACACCCTGAATACCAGCTAATGCTCCTTGTGCTGTTTTAGCGCTTAATTTTGCAGAAGCAGCTTTTTCTAATAGCTGAGTTTGCAATTTAGTTAATGCTTGGGCAACCTCTAAGGATGCGTCTAAACGACCAGATTCAAGCAGTTTTGAAATAACACCAGGGTTTTTAGCTGAAATTTCTCCAGCTTTTAGCAAAGCAGCTTCTTTGTCTGTAACCCGTAACTTTTGATATTGCTCTAAATCTTTTAATAAAGCATCGTTATGCGCTTTTAGGCTTTGCAATTCTTTATCAAAAGTTTTTTGCTCCTTTTCAAACAAATCTTTTCGACCTGATTGGTAGCCCTTGAGCATACCGCCCATAGCGTTCAGTGCATTTAAACCAGATAATTTTCCAGATCCACCTAAAGCCACGCCCATAGTAGCAATCATGCTAAACACAGCGCCAATATCAAAAGCATTTTCTTGAGTAGGTTTGAAGTCAGGAATCGGCTTCATTTGACTTTTTACTTCTTCATACTTGGCGGTATCTTCTTTGCTAAATTTTTCTAACGCTTCTCTTTTAGCGCCAAGCTCAGCTTCTGTTTTAGCAGTTTGAGCTTCAATCTTTGCAGTAGATGCTTTTTCAGCAATATCCCTTTCAGCCTTTAAAAAAGGATATTTAGCTAAAGATGAATTTAGCGGATCTGATGTTTGAGGTATGCTTGTTTCAGTATCAGCCATTATGCAGTCCTTAATGTCACGGTTTGACCACCGCCAAAACTACTACCACCACCAACAATACCAGCAAGCTGAGTGTAAAAATTAGTAGTGGCTTGATTAAGTTGAGTATCCAATTGCAAACCAGATTTGATAGCTCCAAGGCTAATGTTGTCACCAATTTGCATGACTTGTAAGCCATATTTGTATTGATTATCAAGCAATTGCTGTGTCAAAGTAGCTATCTTATTAGCTTCAGCTTCCGCTCCTACACCACCACGATTAGCAACATTTTGTGCAGATTGGGCTTTAGCAGCGTTCAGGGCAGCCTGGCTAGTAGCAGAGAGCTGTCCTGCTTGAGCTTGGGTTACTAATTGTTGACCTTGAGTTTGGTAAGGTTGTGCAATAGCTTGTTGTTGTCCTGTTACCGCAGCTTGTTGTCCAGCAGATTTACGAGCTTGTGAAGCGCCATATAATCCTAAACCTGTAGCTAAACCAAGACGAGCTAACATGGCGGGATCAGTCAAGGCATTTACAACTTTAGTTCCGTAACCCGTTGTTTGTCCAGGCTGTTTAGCTGCTTGTTGAGAGGTTAAATCTTGAGGACCTCCAGCCTGTAACGACTGTAGTTCACCAGGCGTAGGAGTGGATTGTATTGTTGGGGTTGTAACTCCACTTGATGGATAAACAACATTACCGTTCAGAGTTCCAATATTCCCCGTTTCTCCTGGCAAAACACCGTAATTGTAATTGGCTATAGCGTTTTGAGTTTCAGGTGAAACACCAACAGGCATCACATCTTGACCAGGTGCAGCAGGTTGTGCGCTTACATCAGCAGGAGGTGCTGGTTGGCTGTAATCTTGAACTGGTGCGGGAGCTGGAGCTTCTGCTATTGGTGTAGTATCTACGCCATCATCAAATTCTAATAACCCAGTTTCAGGGTTTTTACTACCTCTACCACCACGCTTCTTTAAAAGAGCAGCTTCTTTAGGAGTAATGTGAGCTAAGACGGAATCTTTACCACGACCTTTAGACCGTAGTAATTCTGCCAACGCTGGCAGATCCATTTTTAAAGATTCCATTAAAACTTTACTCATACATTGCTCCCGCCTGTTTGATCTGGATTTCGTAATGATGCCTGATTCCACACATTTCGGGTAGATCCACCACCTTCAGTTGTTTGTATTGGACCGCTTGGATCGGCTGATACACCAAGGGCTGAACCAAGGACAGTGCTACCAGCAGAACCAGGTGCTACTCCTTGACCTGTAGATGCTACAGAAGTTGGACCGCCAGCAGGAGCGCCACCAACCTGAGAAGATGGGGTAGGCTGTGTTCCAAACACATTAGAGTAATTGAGAGCTGTACCAATAGCACCTCCAAGAGCAGATCTTTCTGGTCCTGTAGCGCCAGTAGCGCTAGATGCTAAGCTGGTAAGAGCGCCTGTAGCACCACCTAATTCAGCTTGTTTTGTAGCTTGAGATAAATTTTGACCAGATAATTCAGCACGGGTAAACCCTGATGAAGCTCCACTAGCAGTTGCTTTAGCTAAATCAGATGCAGTAGGTCCTAAATCCGATGTTGCACCACCTACAGCACTACCTACTTCAGATCCAACAGCACCCGCAGCAGCGCCTTCAGCACCAGCAGCCAAGATACCATCAATGTTTTTACCTTGCACAGCAGCATTTACTGCGGAAGTACCGCCACTAATAGCAGCAGCTCCGACAGCAGCAGTAGTAGCAGCAGATGCGCCTTCAACTCCCATGCTATCTAAAATGGCTGCACCCACTTCAGGACCAGCATAAACAGATGCAACCACGGCTACAACAGCAGTTACAACTGCTACAACACCACCACCGCCACCACCACACATATTATCTCCTTAATGTAAATGCTTAACAGTGTTAAAACCTACAGTTTTATATCCTAGATGGGAATAAAATTTTTGGGTTTTCTCAATGTTCACCGCAGTAGTTTGACCAATATAAAGGTCATCAACATTCATTTCTTTAGTCCAATTCTCCAATGCGCTAATTAAGCGGATTGCAGCAGATGTTCCTCTATGGTCTGGTAATACATAAAATCCCATATCGGTCACTCGCTCTCTTAAACTAAAGAAATAACGCTGAACCATACCAGCAATAAAACCTATCAATTTTCCATCTTTTTCAGCTAAAAAAACCACAAAATTTGGCATTGTTGTCATTAAACGAATTTGCTCTTTATCTGGGTTTGCAAGGCTAAACTCGGCTTCCTCAATCATGGATTCCACTAATGGGTAAAACTCATCAAATTTTTCAGGTGCTAATTGAAAAATTTTCATAGCTTTCCTTCATCAATTAGTTCTTGAGTTAATTTGCCAGCAGTGATTCCGTTAGCTAATAATTTGTAATCTATACCTTCTGGAGCAACATCTTGAGGAGAAATCAATCCTTGACGAATAGCGTGTTGAACCGCAATTGGATACATTTCTTTGTTTTTTAACGCTGTACTAGCCAATTTACCGCCTTCAATAAGCTGTTTAGGATCTAATTTATATTGTTTAATCACTTGTAAAAGTTGTTCTTTGGCTTTTTCAACAGCGGGATCTTGAGTAGCTTTTCCCTTATTTTTCAATAGGTTAAGCACATCCTGATTGATTGGTGTCGTTGTCGGATTTTCGGTTTTTTTTGGGGCGGGGGAAAGATTATCCATAGTCTATTAAATGAGGTTAAGGGCAGACGCAATTTGTTGATGAATGGTTAGGTGTGTACCAATCCAATCATAAAAATCGTTCTCGTTATTGAAGTTCACATCGAGCATATTGAACGGATTATTTAATCCTAATAGCTGTGCAAACGCCTGATGTTCGACCTGATGAGCTAATAACCAGTCATCCAAATTGTCCGTATTAGCGTCTGTAATAGGGAAAATAGGCACTGAAATGCCTTTTCTTTGGAATGTTTGTTGAAATAGCTTATGTTGTAGCCCATTTTCAAACAAAAACTCTCCTAGAGATTCGGTATCTCCGAATTTAACAATAGAGAGAGTATTGAAATCCATTACTTGTCCACCTTAGTGTCAAGTTTATCCATGATGCGGTTAAACATCCCTTTGATCTCAGCAATATCAATTCTGTAATCATCTTTACGCACATAATTGTCCGTAAGTTCTCTTTCAAGATCTTGTTGATTAGCTTGAACTAATTTAATTTCTTGCCAAACAACACGCAAAATCCACCCGCATACTGCGCCAGCGCCAGTAAATACTAGGTTGAGAAGTGTTTGTAAATCCATTACAAAACCACCCATCTTTGACCAGTAGCAACGGTTACAGTTACACCGTTAGCCAAAGTCATAGGACCTACGGAAACCGCATTGTAGCCAGTTGAAACAGTAATGTTTGATGTCACATTGCTCGAGTTAAATGTCAAACCATTGGTTGATATATGGGTTGGCGCTGACATAAATCCAGTAGATGGATTGACTGTTATGTTGGTTGACACATTCTCAATCGTGACAGTGCCTGTAGTCACATTAGAGAAAACCATGTAACGGGTAGCATTAGCGCTATCAGTTTGAATAGTCACGCCAGACGCTGGCAAGACTTGAGATACCCAAGCTGTTCCGTTAGAAGTTAAAACATAACCTGAAGTGCCTGGAGAAGAAAGTCCTGTACCGCCTGATCCTACGCCAAGAGGTGTTCCCAAAGTAACGGTATTGTTAGCATTTACAGTCAAAGCATCGGTACTAGCATTATTGGCTGTAATGTGTACGGCATTAGAACTGATTGTGCCTAAATACAAATCAGAAGAACCAGAGTAAACATAAGCAATATTGGATTTGTAAAAGTTTCCTGATCCAGAATAAGTGCTAGATGTCATACCCATGTCTAGGTATCCAGTAGCCGTATCGTTAGTTACTACCAAGTCAGTAGATGCGTTAGACAAGCTATTGGTATTTTGTATGACAAACTGAACCGAACTGTTAGTTGAGTTTGCAAAAGAAGCAACTAATCCAGTATCAGAATACGATAGGTTACCGTAAGAAAAAGCGCCAGCAGTTGAAGTAGTTAGAATGTTAGCCGTAGCAACCTGATAAGCAGCGTTGTCATAAGTAACTGTTGTGTTACCGCTAGTTACCGTTACATTATTGAGTGTGAGATTGCCGACAGCACTAGCAGTACTACCAAGGGATACAGCAGTGTTTCCAAGGGTAACAGAGGAGTTAGCCAGATAGCTATTAGGAAAGGTAGCAGCAACGGAAGTAATATTGGCATTGGTAAATGTGTCACTATTTAATGTGGTTGAATTTATCGTACCGCCTGTAATAGCTACTGCATTAGCATTTTGAGTAGCCATCGTACCTAAACCAATAACTTGGCTAGGAGGAATTGAAATGGTTACATTAGCTGCTGAAGTAGCTCTACCTTTGGCATCAAGGGTTATTTGGGAAACAGTTGACGCATTACCGTAAATACCTGCTGTAACACCGCTAGTATTGAGGGTAGGATTAGGGTAAGTACCAGTAAGATCACCGCCAGCAACGCCCCCAGGAGAAGTACCACTAATGGTGACATTAGCAGCAGCAGTGAGCTGTCCTTGAGCATTTACAGTAAATTGACCTACTGTTGTGGCATTACCATAGATGCCAGCAGTAACAGTCGTGTTAGCAATACTTAATGTGCCTGATCCTGTAATTGGACCACCTGTTAATCCTGTGCCAGATCCGACTGAAGTAACTGTTCCGTTATACGGATTGTTTATTGTTACATTCCCAGTAAGAGCGCCACCACCAGTAAGGTTAGTACCAGCGATAATATTAACTGTGTTCGCAACTGCGCCAGACACATTAGCAACAGGGATACTTGTACTAGCAGTAACAAGATTGCTACCATTTGCATACATATACCCCGTAAGGCTAGTAACGGAGATATTAGTAAACGATTCAGTCGAACCACCGACTACCTTTTGCCAAACCGTGCCATTAAATACTGCCCAATCGCCAACAGACCACAGGCTAATACCATCAAGAGTGGTAGTACCAGCAGTAGAAACAATATAATAGCCACCTTTAGTACCCACCCCAGAAGTAAGGGTGGGGTTGTTGGTAGAAGCGTTCCAAGTGCCAAGGTAATTTACCGCACCTGATGTACCGCCACCGCCAGCGACCTTAAGGACCATGTTTTAAACTCCATCGCCAGGGGTTATATAAATGACTGCTGTGCTAGTGCTAACGCCAGTAAAGTAAGCATTAGGTACAAAAGTAAGAATCTCATCGGTGCTTGGAAGCAAGGGAAACGCTGTACCAGTAGTGGTAATAGTCGCAGCAGCGTTAGTTGCATCGGAAGCAGTTGTGCCATACCCTAAAAACACTACGGTAGTACCGCTATTGATGATGCGATATTGATTGCCACCAATAGTAGTATTGGTAACTTGTACAGGTGTAGGTGCGCTAGTATTAGCCGTAAATGTTACGGTGTTACCAGTTTTAGTGAAGGCATTGATTCCCATGATTTACTCGTAAAGAATGTTGATTGAACCGTTGTCAAAAGTATCCGTGCCATTTACAGTAGTTATTTGAATTCTGTCTAATATTCCTGATAATGTTTTACTTCCACCTGACATATGACAACCGCCATTAGATCCAGCATTTGTGCCTTCACCTAAAAGACCTGATGACACCCATATATTTGTTGATGAATTTAACAATGATATTTGTATATTTCCAGAATAGTTGCCAGAAGCGGTATTACTGGACATTAAAATAAAACCAGTTGATGAATTTGCATTTGATGTATTTGGCGAAAATGCTCCCGAGGAATATCCTGTATTAGCATAAGAACCAGAACCAATTTGAATTTGCATTTGTGATGTTGAACTTGTAGAAACAGCTTGAAACATTACAGTAATTTTTTTAATACCACTAGGAATACCAGTAAATGTAATTGCTGTACCACTTGTGGATGCTTGAGCAGTACCAGAGTTTGGTACTCCTGTTGTTGTTAATCCTGATCCGTCAAGAACCATAGTCATGGTTTACTCCTTATTCGCTTTGTGGCAATGCAATAGCAGCTAAACCAGCAGTAGTTGTTGCACTAGCAATAGCAGCACGACCAGCAGCTACTTTAGCTTGCCAATCAGAATCGGAAGTGGTGTTCTCAATTCCAGCGTATGTGTTGTTTTGTCTGGTTTGACCAGCAGCCACAGCAGCAGCGTTATAGCGTGCTAAATAGTGCGCTTGTGCAGTTGGAAAGTCCACAGTAACCGTAGTACCGTCTAGCTTCCAAGCATCAAAAAACAACGCATCATCGCCTTGTGGGAGGGTGCTGTCATCAACAATAATTGCACCAGGAGGGCAATCTTTGGTCAAGACGGTTTCAATTGGAAGTTCGCCTGTGGGAACACAAACGGATACTCCTCCATTTTGATTTGTGTAAATAATTACTTTTGCCATAATTTTTCCTTAAAATTTATCCAAAACACGCCACTGAGTTATAGGTGTTGCTACCAGCAAAATTACCATTTTGATAAACAATGTTTACCCTTAAAGATGTAGTAGATGGTGCTGTTTGCTGTGCTGGAACAGAAAGACAATTTAAATTTCCACTACCTTGACCGCCAGTGCCAGCAATAGCATAGTATTGGCTTGGCAAAGCATTTGTAAAGTTAATTGTAAAGTCGTTAGTTGAACCGTTAACAGTAATGCTAGAAACATTATATGAACGGTTTACTGTGCAAGTTGATCCACTTGCATAACTCCATTGCGCCCAAGCCTGTGCATTAGTATTTACACCATTACTCTGAATATTAAGGATTCCACTAGCATCAGCAGTAGATACTATGCCGTTAGCGGTTGAGGATGCGTTTATTGTAGATGCCATAATTTATCCTTTATGAACTAAAAAATGAAGCCATTATGTATTGGCTATCATACGCAGCAAGGCTTACTGTATAAAGAGTATATATAGTTGCCGAAGATGCAGTAGGAGCAGTATTTTTATTAGTAGCAACTAATAAAGCTCCACCGCCATTATTATCTCCAGAGGTAGCAACCATACAATAATTTGCATTAGGCATAGCAGTTGTAAAGTTTACTATGTAAGTTCCTGTCGCACTATAAGTTACTGAACTAATATTAAAAGAACTGGTAATAGTTTGAGCAACTCCGTTATATCTTACCCATGCTTTAGCAATACCAGTTATTCCGTTTTGAGTAGCAAGTACTCCCGTACTAGAATTTAAGGTATCTACCGCTAATGTTCCGTATGCCATCGTTATTCCTTATAAAATCACCCAACGGCAACCTGTAGTGACCGTTACGGTGTTTCCAGTTGCTATGGTTATTGGTCCAACACTTTCCCCGTTATAACCACTTGGGAAGGTGTAATTAGTTGTAATATTATTGGAGTTAATGTAAATCGCTCCACTGGCTACTGCGCCTGTTCCTGTTGCTCCAGTACCTGTCAAAATCCAGTTCGTACCGTTATAAATCACGCTGTAAATAGCGCCAGAAGCAATAGTGCCGTTAGTTAGGGCTGTACCAGCTTCGGTCAATAAAACCGTAGAAGCCAAAATGGTAGAACCGTTAACCTGAACAGTAATGGAAACTGATCCTGTATTGGTGTTAGCGCAGATAAACTGAAGCTGACATCCAGTAGCAATCGTGCTAGTAGTGATGCCAGATGGGTAATTTAAAACAATATTATTAGCAGTACCAGTATCCGCTACATAGTTACTGTAGTTGTTCAGATCATTTAAGTCGCTGATAACTTGTCCAAAATTGGTATCCAAGTACGAAAGCGGAATCGTGCTAGTCTGCGTAGCAAAGGTATAAGCTGCGGATGATACGGGTTTAGTCACTAGAACCTCACTCTTAATTCGTGTTCAAACTCGAACCCATTTAGCACATAATTTGGGTTATTCGATGTTACTGTAATTCCTAGATATTTACCATACTGTGACGCATCAGTTTTATACAAACTATATCCAGTAGTACCCCACCCAATGTTTGCACCAGAGTTGTTAGACCAAGCAACCGTGTTGAGGTAATTATTTTGCCAAGCTACTAAAGATGACAAGGTGTAAGCAGGGCTAGAATTATTCTCGTTATCTACCGTGGTGTTCATGGTAATAGAAGAATTTGCTCCAGCAGTTGCTTCCACACCAATCTTGAGTGCTTGTTTTGTACGGATAGGATCACCCATTGGCATGAGTGCAGTCTGTACTATCGTACTAATGCTACTCGTACTGTTAGCATATAACTTATATAACTGATTATTTTGAGTACCAAAAAGGGTGAGTTTTCCACCTACAGGTACATAGGTGATGTAATTGAGATTGTTTCCTTGGCTGGTAATAAACCATTTCTTCTCAAAAAACACCGCTTGAATGTAACGATAGCTCTTTGTAAACACGGCATCGTAATAACGGAAGTTAAATGCAGCGCACAAAATGTCGTTTACCAAGACTTGACCAGCGTAAACAGGGCTAGAAAAGTCAATGTTTCCAATAATTCCGTCAAGCGCATCGCTGATCTTGGAAGTGGTAGAACCGACAAGGGCGTAAACCCCGTAATCATTCATAAATAAGACTGAACGGAAGTACGGGAAAATAGCATTAGGGCGCTTAGAACCAACGGAAGCGCTCACATTGGTGTTAGTAAATAGGGTTATCCCTGCTGTATTGACCACCACATCAGAGAACACATTGATGGAATCATCGCCAAAAATGTACAAAAAGTTGTTGGCAGACAGCAATTGAATGATGTTGCCGTGCAATGTGCTGTCGGTTAGCGTTACAGCACCCCCTGAAATGCTTGTAAAGTCGCTGTATTGACCTGCTGCTGAGTATGTGACAGTTCGACCTGTTGCCACCCAAACACGCCCTGAGAAGCTCGCTATAGCGCTATTGGTTTGATTGTTGACTACTCCAGACAACACGGCTTGAGTAGATGCACCGCCACCTGAGATGCTAACCACTAAATTAGCTGTATTGGTGTAGCCAGTGCCAGGATTGGTCATCACGACTTGGGTTACCGTGTTTCCACTAACCACCGCAGTACCAGCAGCATTACTACCGCCACCACCTGTGATGGTAACTGTAGGCTGACCTGTATAACCTGCACCACCATCAACCACATTGACTGTGACTGTACCTGTAGCAAAGGTTTGGATACCCGCAATCGCTGTAGCGCCAGATCCACCGCCACCTGATAAGGTTACTGTTAGATTTGCACCATTCGTATAGCCTGTACCACCGACTACGAGATTGACTGATCCTACTTTATTGCCACCTGATACCAAGGCTGCCGTAGCATTAGCTTGTACACCGCCTACTTGATCTGGTCCTGAAATCACTACATTGGGCGCTGTTGTGTAGCCAGATCCTGGATTTGTGACAGCAATGACACCTACTGCGCCAATTGCTACAGTATTGTTGCCATCCCAAGAAAACATCCCTTTGTTGGCATCAATGACCAACATTCTGTCGTTGTACCACTGGGTAGCTTGTACGCCACTGTTACTAAATGTTCCAGCTACCGCCACATTACCAAAACTATTGTCTTGAATACGATAGTATTGCGCTGCACCATTAGATAAAAATGCAATTACATAGTCATTTAAGCCTATGTTCATCGACACTAAATCAGTAACGGTGCTGGCAAAAGTGACCGTAGAGTTACCAATTTTGACTGCATCGCTGTTAGGAATTACCCTAAGGTTTGCATATCCAACGGGTTGAGCGTTTTCTACCCAGCTAAATTCGGTATCTTCAATGGCTGTGCGGTTAGCCTTAGTATTAAGCCCTTTAAATTGCTTAACAACTTGGTACGATTTTTTCTGTTCCGCAGCAGCCATGTCTTAATATGGACTTGAGTAAACGCTAGGCACTCTACGGGTAAATACCGTGTTGAGTACAGATTGAGCGTGTCGTTGATATTCTTGTTTAAAGATCTCTGCTTCACCAAAGCTCTGTTCGTAATATTTAGCCAGATAAGCTGCATAAAACTGAACAGGGGTATAGTAAGGATCAACAATGGTGTCTGTTACCCCAGAATTTTGCAAGGTCAAAGCGTTAGGCAATACCACGCAGTCAATCTCTAATTGATAGACTTGATCGGGTACTGGACCTATGTAAATCTGTCCTTGACCGTAAATACTGAAACACAATGGTCTGCCAATGTAGTTTTGCCAAAAACGCAATCTAGCGTTGAAGTCTGACCAAGGCAAATAATCCAGCGGTACACGAGTATTACCCCAGTACAGGTTGATGTTAATAATATCTAGCACTGTATTGCCAGTAGAAGGCGATAGTGGGCTTGTGCCTACTAAATTACTAAGTGCTGCATACGAAATATTCTCCGCATTACCGACATATTGCAAGGTAGCTGTACCGTCTGCAAAGGGTGTGCTTGGAGGATAGTTGTTGTAATTGTTTTGTGTTGCCTGAGGGTATGGAGGAGCAGAAGATCCTGATACTCCACCCGTAATGTACTGATAAGTGTAGATATTGCTAAACACAAAGGTGTTAGCAGTAACTGTAGTATTTGCTGTCCACTGTGTTGGATAAGCAGGTGTTGCGCTATTTTTAGTAGCGGTTGGTGCGACCTGACACGGAACTTGCGTAACAATAACTTCACGCAAAGCGCCTGTATCTCGTACTGTTCGCTCCCGTGCTTCGTTAATGTAATCAGTTAACTGTTGGTCAGTATAAAAGTTTCCATTAGCATCG